CCACCATTACCCACACGTGATTGATAAACGTAGATGAGTCTGCTAACCTCGTTGTATACAAAAAGAGCATCCGCACCAATGATCTTCTTAGGATGTTCAGACTTCACCTTAACCGTCTTCCCAGTCTTAAGATAGGGGAGCTTCTTGACGATCTTCTCTGGATCTACCTGTCTGGTGGTCTTGGTCTTGGGCTTAACCGCTCCGATGTGCTTATCTGCACCTTCAACCAGAGATTCCAAGAACTTCACGTACTTGTGAAGGTAGGTGGGTCTCATATAACTGTATGCTTCCACCAGCTGCTTATCTTCCTTTTGATAAGCAGCACGTGCTTCGTTCAACATACCACGGATCTCTTTCATGATCTCCGTAGCCTGCATGGACTTGACCTTTTCCTTCTCCATCCATCTTCGGATGTTCCACCAGGTCTTGGCAGGCATGTTGGGGTAGTTAATCACCTTATCGATCTCAACGTTCACTGTATCCATGTACTCGCTGATCTGATCAGCGATCCTGATCTTGATAGGAATAATGGTCTTGGTGACAGCTGGTGCTTTATTCTGCTTGGTGCAGTCCGACTTGATTTCGGCGAGAGCCTTGTCAATCTTCTCATTGAGTCTGTCGTTCTTGCATCCATTCAGAGCAATACGACAAAGGCCACCAGCGTCTTCATAAAGAGACTTTTTGGCATTACGGTAATCAGCAACCTTTTCACCATCTTTCTTTTCCTTAATAAATTGCAAGACCCAAGCCTTCTTCTTCTTGGGGTCAGCATTACATCGATACCAGTGTAGAGCACGAACCCACCGCCATTCCATTTCAGAAGGCTCAATGTTCTCGTCCCAATCCCATACGGGTTCCGCAAACGGATTTTTCTTTGCCATGTTTATATTATATCAGAGAGGCTTTTTGAACACAAATACTGGTTCGTACTTGTAGTAGCGGCCTTTGACCTTACAGAAGTTCTTGACATGAGGCTTTCCGTCCTCCGTCAGCCTGTGGGTTCCAGGCATCCCAGTCATGGCCATTTTAATCGTGGGTAGCTGTTCAAGACCCATGGCTTTAATAATCTCCACCGAGTCCTGCTCTAGAGGGATAAATTCCCCGTTCTCCAGCTTCAGATCCGCCACGTTCCAAAGCAGGTGTCCTCCAGGCCGCAGAGAATCCGAGGCAGTTTGGAGGGTTGGTCTGAGGAATCCTTCCTTCCAGGATTCATAAGAGTCTCCATACTTATGGCAGCTTTGGTTGTCATCTTGACTGTAAATTTCTCTATTGAAGTAAGGAGGTGAAGTAAACACAAGGTCAATTTTCCCTCTGTATCGTTGAAAATCTTCATGATTTGCTACTTCTTCTGATCCGAGCATGTGCATTTCGTATGAATTCTGCTCTGAGAAGAAGGCGTTTCCTCTGTACGTCCTGTCATTAAAGAAATCTGCCAAGATAGCATATTTGTTACGCCCATCATCATAAAAGTTGTCAGGATTAGGATCTGTTCCCACGTAGTGAATGGTGCGGTCGTCACTAACTGCCATAGCCCCCAGAATACGACCACCCCAACCAGAAGAAGGATCCCATAATAAGTTGCTCTTGCCTTCATTTGTAAACCTTTCATAGATTGCTTTGGCAGTCAAAGGAGGAAAATTAACTGCTGGTTGAGTGTATCCGATCCTGAATGGAATAAACCACCGAGGGAACACTTTTTTCCCCTTTTCATACATCCTGACTCTGTACAATTTTTCTTGCTTCAAGTCGTCTAGATCGATGTTACTGTGGTTTCTATACTGTAGCCTACCTTTAACCTCTTCTACTTCGTCGCAACTCATGTGTAGTAAGTCCAGTTCATCTAACTGAAAATACCCCGCATTTTTCCCTTTTGGTGGGTCTACCTCCTCCAAGAAAAAATCATATCCCTCGAAGAAGTGGGGGTTATCCAGATAGTGCTGGACCCACTCCCTGCCTGAATCTACATTGATCAGAGAGTCCTTGGCATCATTCTTCTTTAAACTCATTGCGAAGAGATAGAAAGAATCCCTTTTAAAATGCCTTTTTGCACGGTGTAGCATAGACTTGAGGTACTTGTCTTCGTTGAAAAGATCGTAAATGCTCTGACCAATTTTATCATTGGTGCTTCGCACGATCCTGGTCTTGTACATGTTCTCGAAGAACTGGTCCGCCTCGACACCGAGATAGGCTGTGTTTAAGATCACATCGCCAGTGGTACCAGCTTCTTCGTCATCCCTCCACATAGAAGAGGTGTTGTAACCCCCTAACCTGTTGAAATTCTCTACAATTTGTTCCTCCGTCTTCCCACCCGATCTAGGGGGAAGACCATAAGAATCCCAAATCCTGAGAACTTCCTCTCTAACGTTCATCACCCAAGACTCGAACTCGTCGGCATCCTTAGAAACAACTTCTTCGAATGTGATATTGACTGGTGATTCTACAATATGATGATTTTTTTCGTAAAAATCTCTCAAGCGTCTGCCTTGTGCATTTTGAATTCCATCTCGCTGAAAATGCCCTTCTTCTTGAAATGGATGTTGTTCTGAAACTTGTCCATCATCTGGTCTGCCTTGTGTGTGATTACAAAAATATTGGCCTTGTTGCCAATATCGTCCAGAATTCCCATGAATTCTTCGGTCCCCACCGAGTCCAAACTAGAGTCAAAAATCTCGTCGAGAATGAGAAGATTGCAGTTGACACTGTTCTTCATCCTTGCCACTTCTCTCCATGCTAGAAGAAGAGAAAGGTCAATCCTAAGCCTTTCACCTTCGCTGAAGTTGAAGTAAGTGAACTCGTCTCTATGTCTGCTCTTGATCGTCTCATCAAAGTTCTCGTCTAAAGTGAACTGACAAAAGAAGTTCATGGAGGTTAGATATTGATTGATAACCTTGTTCATCAGGGGCAGGTAATACTTAATAATATTGGATTTGATACCAGTATCTTTCAGGAGAGAGTGGGCATCTTCGAGATCGGTCCTCTCCTCGATTAAAGACCTCCTAACTCCGTCATGTTCCTCATACCTCTCCGTCAAGAGCACCAGAGCATCTTTTTCCTTTTCTAAATCTTCGGCACCAGACTCCACTTCATCCAAGTTACTAAGTGCGATTCTGATATGCTCGTTGTTGCTTTGAATGACGGCGGAGTTTCTAGTCGTTATTTTTCTGAGATCAGAGATCCTTCTCAGGCTAGCGGTAACTGCGGAAGTGATCTCTTTCAGATCTCCGATCTTGGACTCGATGTCGGACACTGCTTTCTCCAACTCCGACACCTTATCTCGCTTGTCAGAAGTCATCTCGAGCTTGTGGTCTTCATCAATTTTTTGACTGCATGTCGGACAGTGGTCATTTTCATCATAAAAAGAAACCGCATTTCTATGCTCTTTCAGTTTAGACCCCAGCCTACCTCTAATACTTTTCGCCTCTACCAACTGATCCTGAGGTTCAGTCTTGGGCATGACAGTCAAAATCTCTTCAATCTCTCTGTTGCACTCCTCGATTTCTGCCTTCATCGGTTCAATGATATCTTTTGTTCTGCTGATCTCCTTCAGGTACCTATCTTTGGACTCCTTAGACTTCCTTTCAAGCTTGATGATCATCTGCTTGTTTGCATCTATCTTCGTCGAAAGGTTGTCGACGGTCCCCTTAAGAATGGTCAGCTTGTCTTTGTTCTCGGAAACCTTGGCCTTCATGAGATTGCTCATATCAGAAAAAATGTTGATATCCAGCAGATTTTCAACAATGATCTTTCTGTCCTTAACGGGCAGTCTCATGAATGGAACGTAGTTAGAGGACCCGAGGATCACGACCTGACAAAAAGCCTTAAAGGACATCTTCAATATCTGATCTTCCAAGATCTGCTGGTAGTCTTTGACCTTGGCATCTTGGTTCATGAGTTCACCATTCTTGTGAATCTCAAAAATCTTGGGCTTCTGCCCTCTCACAACTCTGTACTCGTTTTTGCTGATAGTGAACTCCACCTCAACAACCGAATCTCTCTCGTTAACACTGTTCACGAGGTTCTTAATATTGATACCTCTGAAACTCTTCCCATACAACACAAAGGTGAGGGCATCCAGCATAGTGGATTTGCCCGCACCATTTTCACCAGAAATGAGTGTTGTGTCGTACCTGTCTAAAAAGACCTCGTTGAATGAATTCCCAGTGGATAGGAAATTCTTCCACTTCAATGATTTAAATACTAACATCTTCCTCCAACCAATCACTCAGATCTGGTTCAACATAATCTACGATGGAGGTATCCTCTCCATTTTTAAGATCTTTGATATCTAAGTGCAGCCTAGTGATCATCCTTTTGCTCTTGTGTTCCTTTATTGTGAGATACAAAACACTAGGAACTGCCACCATCAAAAGAAACGTTTCTACCAAAATAATCAAGTCTGGGATCATAATGATCCTCCTTTCAAATGAGTCGAGGGAGACTCGAACTCCCGAAAACGTCGTTATAAGCGACGCTGCTGATGCCATCCGCTTCCGACCCGTGGTTCTTCAAAGTGGGATTACAGACTTCTTGTTGCTAACATGTCCGTTCTCGTTCTTATCCAAATAGTTGCTCTTCTGTCTGTCATCATCATGACCCAGACGGTAGTTGACAGTGGATACCCCCATCTTTCTAAGCTCATTGAAATGGTCGTTCAACATGCCAATTACCCTTTGGGTGTCTCTAATCGCCGATTCTTCTTCGAAATGCATCGGGATATCGATATGTAGTCTAAATTTACTCATTGTGATAAAGATTCCAAATAAATTTCCTTCACTAACTCTTTCACCTTATTGGGGTTCTTGATTTCTGTTCTCTTGTCGATTTCATCCATGATGATTTCTAAAGTGCTCTTGGTCGCATCTGCGGCCTCTATTTCTTCTTTATCCAGCCTGTCTGTCTCGTCCATGATGGTAAGACTGTACACACCACTATTATACAATGAGTCCATCACTCTGTCAAGTATATAAGGGTTCTCCTTACTGAGAACGTAGAGCTTCATGTACTTGTTTTTGTACTGCGGGTGTGTACTGTTGATAAACTTGGTATAATCTTTGTTTTCGTCGTCATAAGAAAGGCTGTGGAACATGCACTCTGGATTCTTGATGAATTCCATCTCTCTGGTCTCCGTGTCAAGAATCCAAAACCCCTTGGTTTCTCCAGAGTCAGAAAAAGTGATCTGATAAGGAGTACCCAGATAGACCACATTGCCTCTTTCCTGTCTGCAATGGAAATGACCGCTAAGCACCTGTTCGAATCTGGAGAAAAGTCCAGGGTCCGAACCTCCGTCGTACTTTACCCCCCTCATCACCTCGTATCCCTTCAGCTCTAAATGACCGATCAACCACTGGGCTGGTGTGCTCTTAATGAAGGCTTCTGCTTCTGCCTCATTTTCACCGTTTATCCACGGCAACAGAGCAAGATCCATCCCACCCAGGCAAATCGTCTCAGGCTTCTCATGAAGGACGAAGTTGGGGTACTTACCGTCAAACAGTTCTTTGATACTGTTAACGTCGTTGGTGTTCTTATAGTAGGTGTCGTGATTACCGAGGATACAGTGCATAGTAACACCCATGTCTCGCATGGGTTCAAGCACTTTCTTGCGGACGGTATTCAGGGTGTTGAAATTTATGTACTTTCTTCGGTCTAATAGATCACCAGCGTGGATGACCGTGTCGATGTCATACCTTTTGAGGGCAGGGAAAAAAACGTCCTCAAAGAAACCGACAAAATGGTCTAAAAATAACTGGGAATCGTTTCGTGCACCGAAGTGGGTATCGGTAACAATCGCAATCTTCATATCACTGGTCCATAATATTATCTAACGTTCCACCAGAAGACTTCTTCTTCTTCTTGGGGGCAGTCTTCTCGTCCAGAGTACTCACATCGTTATCTGAAAGACTGAACACCTTATTTAGGCTTAACTTCTCATGTGGGTCGGTGTCATCCCACCTAGGCATGTTCTTGTAGTCATCCTGCTGTTCGGCAAGCTTGTACTTAACATACATCTGCTTCTTTTCCTTCTGAATTCTGCGAAGGAAAGCATAATACATCATCTGGGTAAAGTAGGCAAAGGGGTTCTTACTCTTCGTGGGGCTGAAATTGTGTGCGTAAAGAACTGCGTTCTCGATCGCATCTCCCACCATCTCGTCCTTGAAATCGTAGTTGTAAAAACACGCCTTGCGGGAAAGACCTTCTGCGATCTTCAGAAAACAAGATCCAATATAGTCTGTGATCGGCGGTCTTTGCTCTCCACTTTCGTCAGCTTCTACTACCCCCTCTTTCCACTCGCAAAGGGCCTCGTAAAATTCCACATTGTTAACATAATGATTCGGGTTCTTCTTCTTCTTGTCAGTCACTGTTGGACTCCTTTCATTCCCAAATTATACCACAAAAGTACAGCCACGTCAAGTATATTGACAATATTTTAGTGATTTGATACATAAAGAGTCCTACTCACCCGTTGGAGTAAATGCTTCAATCGCAATAATCTTCTGGGTAAGGCGACCAATCATCCAATTCATTACCATAGTCTGGTCTTTCCTTGTCGACCTCTTCATCGACCCACTCTTCCTCTAGTTTTGAGGATGCTTTGTCGATTATCGAGTTAACAAAATCAGACAAGAATTCCTTGAGACTATCCTCGGTGAATTCTTCGTCCTCTGCTTCTTCTAGAAGCTCTGCCAGAGTCTTGTGGTTATTGGGATTATTGGGATTACTGCTGGGCACATCTTCCATCCTTGGGTCTGCACTGCCAGTATCTTCATACTCTTTTTGGCAGTCATATGCCTCTTCGATGAATTCGTCTGGGCTAGAAATTGTAAGCACACAGTCTAACTTGATTCTTACGTCGTCATCAGAACAATGCTCCATCCAATCCGATAAGACCAGGAATTCTTTAGATATCCCCGCTAATGGGTTGTTGGTGGTCATACCCCTAATGGTCATCGGTCTGTTCAGAACCAACTTGGTAGAGGTCGAACCAGAGATTTTGGCAATCAACTTCTCTCCGTTTACTAAACGAACGATGCGATAACCTTTGTCGGGCTTGTTCTTGCCCTTTTTATTGAGGTTACTACTACTCATGGCCAGTATCCTCCTTTTGTTCATCAATATTTATATCAATGACTTTATAGGTGAAGTTCTCAGAATCGTAGATCTTTAGTCTCTCTTCGTGGTGTCTAAGTGTATGGTTCTTATAACTCAACCAGTGTAAGTCGTCAGAAATATCGTACAAACGTGCGACCTCTTTGTGATCTGACTTGCGGAGTTGCCTCCCAATAGACTGCAGCACTCTAACTCTGCTCTTAGAAGGAGAGGCAAACACAATATTATGAAGTCTTCTTATAGACACCCCAGTAGAAAAGGTACCATAAGATGCTACAATAACGGCATTTTCTTCCGTTTCCACGATCTTACGGATTTCTTCTCTAGAATCCGCATCGGTACCACCATGAATGAGGAAGACCTTCCTGTCTGGTATGGCCTCTTCAATCATGGAATGTAGGGGGATGCCGTGCTTCTGCACATACTGAAACAGGACCAGTGTATTACCTTTAAGATTCTTAGTAAGGTCGGTGATGAATTCGTTTCTGAAATCAGTATTTACTAAAAGGTCGATCTCTTCTTGATAACTAATCCTCTTGTACTTCCTACGGTAGTATTCTGGATATTTGAGCAGAATACAATCAATTTCGAAGTCAGACAGGATCGATTTCTCTATCAGGTCTTTGGTAGAGGTAACCTTGTAAGTCGGACCGAAGGCTCCTTCAATCACCAACTTATGGACTTTGGTGCCATCCAAGGTTCCAGTAGTACCGACCCTGTAGGGACAGTCAGTAAGCTTGCCCATCAGGGTGCTGAGTGATTTAGACTTGAATAGGTGACACTCGTCTCCGACGACGGCACCATATTGGTTGAAATAGTTCTTGTCTAGATTGTAAATGCTCTGCCAAGTAGAGATCGTGATTCTTTTATGGTCGATGCTTTTGTCCTTACCAGCAGTGACCTTGTGGCAGTTCGATTCAACGTCCCAACCGTTCTCGGCAGAATAATCTTCGAAGTCGGAATACATTTGGGAGACCAAACTGGTGGTAGGAACTACAATCAAGACCTTTTTATCCTCTGGTATGTTGTCCAGATAGAATCTCACCAAAGCGTAAATGATCAGGCTCTTGCCGCTCCCAGTCGGGCTGAGAAGAGTGCAACGATTGTTCTCGATGGCATGGGTGACTGCTTCGATTTGGTGTGGATGGGCATTTACCCTGTTACCCCCTGCCACTGGTCTCAGGTGACTATCGATGTATTTCTGAATAGTCTCGATACCCACTTCTTGGTACTTCTGTGGACTGTCCCCAATGACCTCTCTATCATATCGTCTATCTTCACAAAACCTAAGAAGATGGGGGTACAGACCAATGGGTAACTCCTGTGTATGGATATTGAAAAGTTTGATCTTGCCGTCCCACTTCCTACTCTTGTAGGCTGGCATGTGTTCTGCGCCTGGGACCATGAAAGTAAAAAACTGCGATACCTCTTTGAGGATTCCTCTGTCCTCACAGTGTACCTTCATGCTGACGTCATTTATCTTTTCAATACCGATCATTATCAGAATCCACCAGAGGTAAACTTCCTCCACTCAATAGCATTCTTGATCTTCCAGGGTCTGCTGTTGAGTTCTTTAATAACTTCTTCTAGGAACTGGAGCTTTGCCTCTTGGTAGGCGACTCTATCTTTCATGACGTTCATGTCTGCGTCAGACTCTAGGTAGATATCTAGATCCTTCTTCAGAACGTTCAGTTGAAAAGGTTCCCACTCGTGGTGCTCTAGTTCTTCCTTGCTCATTTTGCCAGTATAATACTCCCACTTTAGTCTCTGCAAGAGAGATTTCTTAGATAAGAGGGACCTTAGTACTAGCTTCTCGTCTTGTAGCATCCTAAGATATTTGTTGTGCAGCTGGGGAATTTTAATAGACTCGATATCCAGCTCCGTGCCGTCAATCTTGGAGTCTTTCTCCGCCATGTTTTTGATGTCTTCGTAGTCCATACACTAAACCTCCACTAGTTTACCCCATTGTATATCATAGGCTGGTGTGGGTCAAGGTATTAGGCGCACCTCGAAGCTGTCAAATCCGAAAGTCAGGTCGACTACGATCGGGTCTATTTCGGTATCTTTGCTGTCGAAGGCTATTTCGCCCATTTCAGACGGGAAGCAGCCTTTGAAAGTGATTTCCACATTGGGATTCATAGCACCAGTGGTGATCATCAAAATGGCGTCTGATCTGTGATCTGCATAAGGATCAATATTCTCGGTGAAGTCGTCGAAAGGTGCAACGCCTCTCATCCAATCATGGATAGACTTCCAGTTTTTCAGGTCTTCGTCCACCAAGAAGGAGATGTTGAAATCGCCGTAGGAAGGCTTGCCGATTTCCTTAATGTCTACAAACATGTTGGCACGGTCTAACTGCTCAACCGAGATGCTTGGTACGTTGGCGGACTGGCAAAAATAAGTGACTTCAGGCAATCTCATGATTGACAACCTAAAAGAAGTCGGACCGAGAAGGCTGGTGTTGGTTACCTGCCTGCTCAATTTACTTAGACTCACATTAGATGGTGTACCAGGAAGATCAGACCCAGTTATTCCAAAATTGCTCATTTTTTGTCTCCATGATATTTATATGAAAAAGGGGCAGGTCCGAAGACCTGCCCCCTTGAGGACGCAGAGAGGATGCTCTGGGGGTGTTTATCAAAAACACCTGTGACACCTTCCCTACTAATCTTAAGTATTACTATCAGGCAGTGCCATGCAAGTTTAGGATGCGGAACACTCTGTAATACTGGTTGACGCGGTTAGATGCAACGTTCGAGAGATCGCGTGCATTAGTGGTTGCAGTCGCAACGTATGGGTTGTTGACCAGACCGTAACGGGTCTTGAACCCGATCTTGGGCTGGAAGGTATCTTCACCCACGGCACGAACCATCTGAAGTGGAACGTATGGGCAGTAGAACATACCTGCGTCGTAAGCGGACGATCCACGGTAACCACAAGCAACGAAGTCGAAGGTTGCGTATGGGTCGACGTAGACCTTGATGCGTCCACCACCGATGGTACCAGCAAGAAGGTTGCCAGCGTCATCGACGTTGAGGTTTCCAGCATCACCACCGCTTAGCTGAAGGAATCCACCCATGGCGAGAGCAGAGGCGACATCCGACGAGCAGATGACGATGTTGCCCTTACCACGACGGGTGTCCTTAGCGATCTGGTTGCACTCACGCTCGATCTGGAAGAGAAGTCCTCTGAACTTCTCAGCACTCCAGCGACCGTCCGAGTCGTGAATGAGGTCATAGACACCACCATTGGCAGCCGTGAATCCACCCGACCCACCACTGATTCCACCTTGGGCCAGGTCAGTCTGCTGAGCACCGAGCTTAGCGGTACGGTAGATCGACGAGAGGACCTCACGGTTGATCTCAGCGAGGATCTGACCACTCAGGATGTTGGCAAGCTCGGTCTCGGCATCGAGTCCGTGAATTGCCTTGAGGTCCTGAGCAAGCTCAGTGGTGTACTCTGCCTTGAGAGCACGAGTCTTAGCGACGACCGAAGTACGGGAGATTTCGAACGCCATCTGAGCGAACGGGTTAACGGACCCGCCAAGGCCTTCACCAACGGAGGTAGCATAACCATGCTCGCCTTCGTCATAAGCGTTGGCCTGTCCAGCATTCTGTGCACCAGAGGCACCATTAAGCTTGAGGAAGTCATCCTCTGAGTTAGCGGAGTAGGTGCCAGGGGTGGTCCCAGCCGAGAAGTTATCGGTGATGTTGAAAGGCCATGCCTCGGTACCATTCTGGGCATCGAACTTAGCCTTCATAGCGAAGATAAGTCCAGTAGGTCCAGTCATGGGCTGAACACCACAGATATCATAAGCGATGAGGTTTGGCATCGAACGACGGACGAGACTGATGAGAACTGGGTCCCAAGTCTTGACAGCGTCGGCACCATCGGTTCCGAGAGCGGATCCACCAATAACGTTGGTGGTTTCAGCGAGCATTGCCTGCTCTTGGTTTTCAAGAAGAACCGCAGTAACGTTTCTCTTGTAGGGGTCGGTGATTGGTTCGCAATCCTTGTGCTCAAGGATGGGCTTCCACTTGGTCTTAACGGCCTCGGTGAGGTCGGTGGGGTCATTGAATTCAGTATTCATTGAATTTTCCTTCTTATTAGATGTGCCAGATCAGCTGTCTGACTTAGTGCTTAAATAGTTCGCGTAATGTGCGACGTTAGGGGACGTATAAACGGCATCATCACCTTCAAGGATGGTGTCCTCTTCGTCGATGACATTGCCAGACTTCTTATTAAACCCGTTACCAAAGTACGATTCCTTGATGACAGATAACTTCTGCTTGAACTGACCAACCGTATCAAAGTCAATTCCCTCGGAAAGGGCTCTGAGCTTCTCAACTTCGGTATCGGCAAGACCGTAAGAGGCGGAATGGATTGCCTTTTCACACTCGATGAGTGCTGCGTTGGCGGTTGCCTTCTTCTGGGCTGCTTCCTGAATCATTCTACCTTGCTTAGCGGCAGTTGCATTCTTGCTGATCTCTTCGTTGAGACGACTGGTAAGATCACTGATCTGCTGCTGCTGCTGGGAGAGGACTTCCACCTTTTCTTCTGGCATATTAATGTGATGTGCTTCGAAGAGGCTTTTGAGACCGCTCATGAAACTCTCACAAACATCAGTTCTGATGCCTCTTTCCACGGCGATCTGGTTTTCCTTCATCCACTCTTCAGCAACGTAGGTGAGATAATCATCGACCTGACCAGCAAGCTCTTGGTTCTTTTCTTCAGCAAGAACCTCGACCTTTCTGTTGGCCTCTTCTTCAAGTGTTTCGGCGATCTGCTCAACTCTGGCAGAAACGGCAGACTCGAAGATAACGGATGCCTTGGTCTTGAATTCTTCGGTGAGGTCTTCACCGCTGAAAAGGGCGTCTACATCTTCGACGATTGAAGTGCCAGCTTCTTGCTGGGCGATCTCGACAAGGCCAGTAGCAGAAACGTGTCGTCTACTTTCGTTGGTAGAACCTTTCTGCTTGGCCTTCTTGGTGGCATTGCCAGCGGCCTTTACTCCGTCGTTGGAGTTGATGCTCTTGGTGGTGGGTTCTTCCTCATGGGCGGCCTCTTCGAGATCCTCGAAATCGGACACCTTGTAGGTTTTGCCATCGTATTCGAACTCCGATTCCCCATTTTCCATCGCCTTTTTAGCGGCGTTGGCGAGGTCCTCGGACAATTTATTCTTGGAAGTGGGCATATCAGCTATCTCCTTTAGTAGTCTTCCTATTTATGCTCTTTCAGCCCTTCATGAGGCTTCGGAATGCATGGAGGATGGCAGATTCGCGATCCTCCCTGGTGTGTGCTCTCTCAATCAATTCTTTATGGGACTCGATTTCCCTACATTTTAAAATTCCATTATCCCACACCCATTCCTTACCCTCCATAATGCCCTGTACGTAGGCGTCGGGAGCGGAAGGGTCTGCTACGCAATCAACTGCTGCAAGACTAAAGTCATCTTGCACTTCATTGATCCCTTTTCTGCTTTTCAAAGAACCCATGCCCCTGGTTGAGACACCGAGTTCACATCCTCCATCGAGGAGATTCTTTACAATGTTACCCATTGGGGTATCTAAGATTTTTGCTTTACCATAGACATCAGAACCTTCGGTCCATAACTCTGTGATGTTATGACATACCCTATCTAGGTTAATCGTGGGGCCTTCTGGGTGACCCAGTTCGCCCAGAGCACGCTTCTTTTGCACGTACTCTTCATTATACCTTTTGGCCTCTTTCATCAGAATTTCCTTGGGATAAATCCTCCCATTTTTATTCTGTTTATCGGCCTGCATGAAAATCCCCTGAATGTAGTATTCAGGGGAGCCATCATGGTTGGTTTCCTTGATGGTCTTCATGCCTTCTTGACTTGTCTCGGTAATTAATAGCATTTTTGTCCTTATCAGGAGGTTTCGCCGCCACCAGTGATTCCAGCGAGGTATAGACCAAGGTCTCCGCCGCCGATTACTCCGTCACCGTCGAGATCTAACCAGGCTGGTGCTGGTGGGACTGACTGACCATAGAAACTGAGAAGGTAACCAATAAAACCACCAGAATCTCCAGTGCCACCGTCTCCAGTGCCACCGTCTCCAGTGCCACC